GTCATCCACAATATCCGCCCAATCATCACCTTCAAGTGCCACTTGCTCTTTTTTTATTTTTGGCGCCCCATGTTTGTCGTAATGAATTTGAAAAATACGATCAAAATCTTTTTTAACTCGATCTAATTCCCATGGTGGATTAACTTTAGTTTGATTATAACCAACAACATCGTTCCAAGCCTCTTGCAATGTCCAATGACCTTCGAAGTGTCGAGTTAAACTCCACCCAATCGCTCGACCCATAGCTTCAAATCTAGTTTCACCTGCGTCTGCGCCTTCGTACACTTGCTCTTTGTACATGTCTTCCATTGGTACTTTGTTGTCACCTAAAGTTTTTTCGTTAACTTGTATCCCTGGCATGATTGCCATGTTATTAACGCTGTCGATTAATTCTTCCAGCTCATATTCAATCGCTGAGTGATTAGCTATGCGTACTTGATTAGCAACATTATTTTTTTGATGTATGCTTCCAGGGAGGCGAATAGGTTGGTGGGCCGATCCAAAACTAGGATCCGCTGCAATCTTTTGAGCTGCTAATTTTTGAGCCGAGGTGATACGAGTGATGTCAGTTCCCATGGCAGGTTCTGTTAGCTTCCAATACAAATGTCGCTTGTAAACATTTTCAGCAGTCTTACCGCCAGAATATATTTCTAAACTTGGTTGACCGAGTTGGGCAATGATATAATTTTTTGACGCTTCAATATCACCGCTATCGATATCAACCACAAAACATGGGTAGTTAATAATGTCACTAGCTTTTGCTTGATCTCTTGCAGCTACCGTTCCAGGGATAACATACACCCCCATTTTAAAATTACGTCCACGCTCAACTAAGGGTTTGAGGTGTTGGTGCATGTCATCTAAATTACTAGTTGGGATCCAATGTAATTGTTGATAGTGGCTTGTGCCGTCTACGCCCTTCTCCATAAACATACGAATAGGAATAAAGCCGTCACAATAACCATACAAAGTTTGTAGATACAACTTGATAGCGTCCGTATCTATGCGTGTTGGTTGACTGTAATCCGTGCGGAAATTATTCATTACCATCCGTATTCATCTTCGGGGTTCAAGGGCATTAAATTTTAGTTTCCTTTTTCTGTTTCTCTTGGGATTGGCATAGTTGCAAGGGTTATGTTCCCGGCAATAAATTCGTTAAAAGCTGCGTCTTTGTTGCCTTCAAAAATTTTCTCATGTTTATCAAAAATATCTAAAATTTGTTTTACTATTCCTGAATGAAAGTTACCCAAGATCTGTAATTCATCACGCAATAGTTCAGCGTCATTAGTACACTTCTCGACATGTTTATCGATCAACGGCTGTACATGTTTATTCATAGCTGCGAATACTTTCTCTAAAGTTTTTTCAGCTGCATCCATTTTTCTCATAGTGGTTCCTCCAAATAATAATCAGTTAATAAATGATCAGCGACATGACCAACAATAGTCATAGCGGTGCCGTCAGTTCTTCTTAGTTCTCTATCTGCAATCTCTCTTAACCCTGCGGTTGGATCTTGAAATTTTTGTATCATCTCAGTTAAATAAGATGAAAAGACTGCAACATAGGAACCTTTGTTATTGATATCTTCCTGGTATTTATGAAAGATTTTAACCGACATTAATCTGCCATCAGGCATAGGTCGGTATTGTGCATTAATATAATATTTACCTGTCTCATGTAGGCATTTGACAGTTACACCATGTCTACGCCAAGGTTCTTGAAGTGTTGTTTGCATTAGTTTTCTTTCTTTAGTTGTTAAATTGCTCGTTCACCCCAACAAGTTTTACGATAGTCACACCACTTACATTGAAAATATGATGGATCATTAAAACTTCTGGGTAATAGTTCGCCACGTTCGGTAGCGGTAATAATTTCAAAGGCTCGATCAGAATATTGTTGGGCAACTTCAGCGTCATAACCCACAAACTCATGCCAAACTTCAGCCGTATCTTTATTGACTGAAGTAAACCAACATAGATTGTCAGTTAATTTCATGAATGCCATGTAGAGCTGGACTTGTACATAGTAACCATAGTGACTTTGCTTCACGCCTTTTTTCTTATACTCATTGAACTTAGAATTTTTCATTGACTTGGCTTCCCATAAACATGGAAACCCTCTGACATATTCTTCTATGGTGTCTCGGTCTTGTACCCAATCTTCAATGCCTTTAATAATGCCATCACAGTGGCCAGATACTTTGCCTTCCTTGCCAACATTAAGAGTGAACTCCCACTGCTTACCCGTTTTTGGATTAACATCTTGTAAAATAATGCCACCAGTACGCATCCAATCCACCATAAGTTCCTCTGACTTGTGACCAAAATCAAAAATTCTTAAAGTCTTACCTTGAAAATCAAAATCTTTCTCTTGACCCATGTAGCCGTATTGCACTTCACGTTGACAGTCACGACCGATAGCTGATGGCCCAAGGTATTTTCGTCTAGCTTGTTTTTTATTCTTAGCTTCGATACCTGTGTCTAGGGCTAATGCAACTTTCTTATTAAAAAGTTCACCAGGGGTTGGACTGAAATTAGTGTTAAAGTTCACTTATAAAATCCTTGAAACCAACGACTAATTTTGCGTAATACGATTGATTGATTTTCAATGTAATATTGCATACGTCTATAAGTGGTGTAACGTGCCTTAGTTTCCTCGACAATCTGTCGTCTCAACAATGCATTCTCTTGTTTTAATGTGTTGTATTCTTCTAAAGTTATTTCGATCATTTTGTTTCCTTCCGTCATGGTTAATTAATTCCTTGTAATAATTTCACTATCTCGTTGAGATAAAATTGTGCTTTCTGATAATCCTCAATGGGTTTGCCTTTGTGAGGCGCTCTCCAAGTGTATTTTTGTACTTGCCCACGGCAATAGGCTAGGTAGCCTTCAATACCCAACATAGATTTGATTGAATCCTTGCATTCTATTTCGCCTTGCTTGTAATGCGGTGGGTGGTTTACCATATCATCGGTCATAATAATCTCTCTTTACTTGTAATAATGTTTGTAATGCTTCTTCGCTGTGAATTGGTTTGTTGGCTTTATGTTTTTCAAAAGGACATTTAACCAAACCACAAGGGAATGATACTTTGCGTGGCATAGCTTCGGTCCCATAACAATTGATTGAACATAGACCGCATTCACCCACGACTTGTTTGTCTTTAACCATTTTTTTAACCAATGAGTCTGACCGATAAAGTTTATCATCTAATGCAGCTTCCAATATAGGTGCCAACGCTTGGTCTTTGTTGCGTTTGACAATGGTATGAATAATCATTTGAAATGTAATTAGAGTTTCTTTGAACCTTGCGTCTAATAGGTTCAGCTTCTCTTCGAGTACCTTGCGTTTTACTTTCCATGGTACATGTACACCCCTTGCTCTTTTTTTCTCGGTCATGCAACTCTACGTCCCTCTATTAAAGCGATGTCTCGAATGAGAGAGCCGTAAAACTTCCACTTGATCAAAGCGGTTGCTCGATACTTAGTCATGGAATAATCATGTTTGAATTTGTTGTTCAGCATTTTTTGCTGTTTGTCAGTAGGTCGTTGTTGTAACCACGTTCGACTTTTTTTAGCAGAGTCACCTTGCTCATGCTTACACATAAAATCATTAGCGACCGCTAGTGCGTGTAATCTTTCACCAACAAATAATTTGTATGCTTGACGACCTTCAACTCTACCAATGGCGCACCAAGTGGTAGGATTTAGTTGTAACATCATAGCGAAACAATCAAACCCGGTAGCCATAAAGGTGTCTCCCTGGCCGAATAAATCTACCCATAAAAATGGTGATTGTTTTAATAGATCAACTTCACGCATTTTAAAATCAATGACAATTTCTTTACCCATTGATTGAATGCGTTTATTTTGAAAGCTGTACTCACAAAATGGACACTCTAAAGAAGCAAGAGGAACTTCTGCCAAACATTCTGGACAAGTTTTGTGGGGGGAGGTTCCAGAAGGTTTTTTATCCGTCTCTAGTAAGTTTACCTCTTGCTCTAATGTGCCGTGAAGGGAGGAGCTAATACCAAAATCCAACACGATACAATCTCGTTTATCGACACCAGGGAATTTATCTGGATCAACAATTCTTAGACCTCGACCGATCATCTGAATCATTGTTGATTTGTATGATGAAGGTCTAAGAAGGATAACGCAGCTTGTAGGCTGACTGTCAAAACCTTCAGTTAAAACCATAACGCTAATTAAAACTTGGGTATTACCATAGTCGTAATTTTCGTAGATCTCTTTTCTTTCAGCTTCTGGTGTCTCACCTGTAATTAACTCTGCATTAATGTTACTACTCATGAATTCATCTAACACGCTTATGCCGTGGGCCACTGTCGAACAAAAGATAATGGTCTTACGATCACCAGCTTTGTCCATCCAATGTTTTACCACTGACTTGTTGTGTGCTTGTTTATTCATGATGTCCTCAACGTCTTGCATGTTGAAGTCGTTCATAGTTTGTCGAACTTCTTTTAACTTATCGTTACAACCTAAATCGATTTGATAAGTTACTGGTGGTACTAATAAACCACTCATAATTAATTCACCGATATGTACTTGATCAGCACAATTGTTCCAAATCTTACCTAAAGTTTTACCGTCACCTCGATTAGGTGTAGCGGTAACTCCAAAGATTTTTAAATTGGGGTTTAAAGATTTAGCGTGATCTAAAATTTTTAAATAACTATCACTAGCTGCATGGTGGGCTTCATCAATAACACATAAGTCTATTGGTGGTAGGTTCCATAAGTTTTTTTCACGGCTCATAGTCTGTGCCATGGTGAAAATTGTTTTACCGCTATAGTCTTTGTTGTCACCATTGACAATGCTAGTAGCGATACTTGGATTTAATCTACTAAATGTTCCTAGATTTTGGTTCGTGAGTTCATCACGATGTTGAATAACTAAAGTTTTATTAGATTTTATCTTGCCGATAATATCTGAAGTGACAACAGTTTTGCCATAGCCTGTCGCTGCTACCAAAAGGGTATTACCTTTTGTATTAAGTG